TGGTTGAGAAGAACGTAATTAAAGAAGCTCTACTTAAAAAGTTAGAAGGAGACATCATAGTTGCTGAGACAGATTTAAAAATATTTTTAACTAAACCTGTTGCTGTTGCTGAGCATATAGACTATATTACTACAGCAGAAAGAAAGCTGGAGGCTCTTACCACTGCAAGAGACAAGCTTAGCACTCTGACATGGGTACATCTAGGAGCAGTAAAGGGACTAAAAAGTGAGATATGAAGTGATTAAAGAATTAGAAAAAGAAGCAGACGTTGTTAATCATCCTGCTCATTACAATCATAACAAGCATGGAGTCGAATGTATAGAGGCTATACAGGCCAGCATGTCTGATGATGAGTTCAAAGGATACCTTAAGGGCAACGCTATAAAGTATCTATGGCGTTATGGTTATAAAGACAAGCCCAAGCAAGACTTAGATAAAGCTCAATGGTACTTAAACAAATTAATAGAGGAGGTAAGAGATGATTAAAGAAACTCTTAGAATACTATTTATATTTGCTGTGACAATAGCTTTAACCTATGGTTGTAGTTATTTATTACTTAACTAAATACCGTTTGTAGTTAACCAACGTGTTACAATCTTAGCAGGAATCATATGGACAGAGTTAATACAAGGACCGTCTTCTTTAAATAAGATAATCGCTCTGTTTAACTGAGTATGTACATACACCATAACATACTTAGGATTACTGTCGGTCATGGGTGGTTCGTTATTAAAGTAACTTAAGAATATAATTCTTTTATCTTCTTTAAGTGGTGTAAGCTTTTCTACCTTAAGTCTTTCTGTCCAGTAACTTACCTTTAATTCAAGATCACATGTAATTTTAGGGGTATGATTAAAACTTAAGAGTACTGTAAAAAGAACTACTGATAATAATACTGTTAAAGAATTTGTCATGGCTTCTTAGCCTTGATAACATCGATAACTTTCTTAACACCGAATGAGGCAGCTACAACGACACTAAGTAGATACCAGTACTCATCAGGCACATCCTCATCAAGTACTTTAAATGCTAATTTAAATCTCATAACCATTTCATCTGCTTCAAAGACAACAGCTAAGAACATGGCTACAAAAGGTAGAGTTAATATGATTGTAAGGTACTCATCCTTCCAAGAGTTGTTACTGTTACGAGCCTGTATCTCATCCCAGTTACCATCTTGTTTGATCTGAGTTATCTTACGATCATGTATGGCTTTCTTTTCTTCAGCTTTATTATTTAAATAGGTCTTGCCAACACTAAAAATACCATTAACAATAGGACCTAAGAATGGTAGCATTATAATCTCCTATGTTTTCTTAGCTGTACGTTTTGCTCTAGCAAACGCTCCGGGTTTAGGTGCTCCCTTTGCACCCTTCTTCCTCATCTTCTCTCCCCTTTTTCTTTTAGCATGAATGTTAGCATATAAACCACGTTTTGCCATTACGCCCTCGCTACTTTCTTTGCTGCTTTTGATAGTTTATTAAGATGAACAACAGGTTTGCTTGTCTTAGTATGTGTTTTACCAGAATGCATCTGACCATTAGGCATCTTATGCATTGCACCTTTATGTTCTTTACCACTTTTAAAATAATGTTTAACATTTTTAGCCATAATTATTTCCTTGACTTTGCACCAGAACATTTCCAACGCTTACGAGATAGGTTGTTAGGCGTATTAGGATCGTTTTGTTTCTTCTTAGACAGTCCTTTTTTTATACCCAGACTTCTTGCACAATAGCTATCACCCTTACTAGTACCGGGCTTTACTCTAGACCCACCACCTTTAGCTTTACCAGCCTGTCCATAGCTGACACGCTTACCACTAGCTGTTACCTTAACCTTTGCTTTACCTTTTCTAGGCTTTGCCATTGTTACTTCCTTATGTTGTTACTTCAGGAGTATCTATAGGTCCTAAATCAAGATATATTTTCCTTGCATTCTTTTTAGATACAGGAAAATACCCATCAGGTCCAAATAATTTTCCTATTATATTATTACCATCATCTTCATAATCATATATATCTGTTAATATAAGATGTCCACGTTCATCTTTATAAATATTAGTAGATCTTCCAATTGCAAAAGCTGCTGCTATTTGAGGGTCTATAAAAGATTTTAAAACAACTTCACCTATAACGCCTAATTCACCTAATTGATTATCTTTAGCAGCTTTTAATCTTTTTTGCGAGTATATAACTTTTGTTACATCTTTACCAAATTGTGTGTAAGTTGTACTTCCTTTACCTTTTTTAAATTTATCAAGAGCTACTTTTTTAATAACTTTAAGAACACTATCAGTAAAATCTTCTGATACTATATCTCTCTTTAAAAATTTAGGTATAGGTAAACCAGATTGTTCTGCCAAAGATAAAAAAACTTGATTGGTTGCTAACTCTGCATGGTCTGATTCAAGTAAATTATATTTTCTTCCTGCAATTTCAGAAGGAATGTCTGGTGTGTTTGGAATAGTTACACTGCTAAGAACTTCATTAGCTTCTGCTGAACTAAAAGGATTTAACCTAGAAAAAATAGATTCGCCTTCTGACTCAGAACTTTCCAAAGCAGCAAAGGTATCCTTACCTACTATACCATCAGCAGAAAGCCCTTGTTCTTTCTGAAAAGCTTTAACAGCAGCCTCAGTAGCAGGACCAAAGATACCTCTGTCCTCTCCTACATCCATACCTAACATATCTTGTAGCTTACCTACACTTTCTGTGTCTTTAGAGTTTCTTTTTAATAGGGTTTGGGGGGTAGCCTCTGCAGTAGGTGGTAATGTACCAGCAGCTGCCTCACTAATTGGGTTAAATTTACCAAGGACATCAGACATCATAGTCCCGAAACTACCCCCCTGTGCTATATCCGACTCACCAAACAGACGAGCTTCTTCGCCTCTCCTTCTGACAAGTCCTCTGGATACTTCACCATTAATCTTTACAAACCCTACTTCAGGATCAAAAGCTTCATGCATAAAGTCTTCAATGTTACCTGATTCAAGGTACTGTTTAGCTTTAGACTTACCCCATGATCCAGATCCTACATTGTATATTAAAGAAGTCAGAGATTCTACTTTGTTTGGTGTTAACTCTAGTCCAGATTTACCTAATGAATCTTCAGCAATACCCTTGGCCCACTCACCATCCTGTGTAAATAAAGCTACAGCTTGTTCTTCAGTAAGACCATCAGCATACTTAACCTCAGTATCTCCAATCTTAATAGTTCCTGACTGTACTTCTTCAGATGTTAGCTTATGCCCATAGGCTAATGTGTCTGTACCTCCTTCAAGAGAGGTTACAGGAGTCCATCTATCATTTTTAAATCCAGCTTTGTTTGAGTTTTCAAACTGCTTGATTTGTTCCACTTCTTCTCCTTTCATTTTACTACGTCCAGCACCTAGAAGTAAATTAAGGTCAAGACCCCCTACGTACTCATTGGTCTGCTTATCATCCCAATTCTGTGGTACCTGTACATCAAAAGTCCCATGTGTAGGGTGTTCTCTGACTTCAACTACATGTAAGTCTTGCTCAGTCATTTCTTAGTTTCCTATGGTTTAAATATAATGTAAGGCTTTTCTTTTTTTACTGGAACTTTATCTTTTTCTGCTGGTTTATTACCAAGATTAAATCTATCACCTAAAAAAGAAGCCATAGCTTCTGCAGTAGAAACATTATTATTTCTAGCTATTGCACTAATAGCGTGTTTAAGTGATTTTCCTTTAGAGTTTAAAGCTTTAACATAATCTTCTAACTCAGATCTATTTGTTTCTTGGTCTTCAGTTAACTTACCTATACTAAATACAGGTGTACCGTCTTCATGAACATTAATGTTAACAACAGATTCAACACTAAACTCTTGATCTTTAGTTGGACCTTTAATAATAGTAAAATGTTTAAGAAAATTAGCAGCCATTCCTGTGTTAGTAGAAAATTTTTCTTTATAAAGTTTTTCCATAGCAGGTAGAATAGTATTGTCTGCAATTTTACGAAGAACTTTATTTTGATTTTCAATAGCATCAGCATCACCTGTAACATCAGCTTGAGAAATATTTAATAATGTTTCAGCCTCATGTTCTGATTCTCCTTCTGGTAAGTATGCTTCTTTTTTATTAACCCTTTTTACATCTTCCATAACTCTCTCTTTATGTTCTTTTGAAAGAGGGCTATCTTTTCCTACAGCAGGTCCTATTGCCTTATAGTAAGCATCAGACATTTTTTTAGATGCTTCATTAGTTAATGTGTTAGATG